AAGAAGATGAACCCCACCAATGCGAGGAGAAATAAATGCCAGTATATACAATAATAGCAAAGCGTGAGACCCTGTATGAGTTAGAGATTCGTGCTGATTCAGAGGCGGAAGCAATTGAAGAAGCCAACCGCATTGAACTTCACGAGGACATTGAAGAATATGCCTATGATTGGTATCCACTTGAAATTGAAGAGATTAACGAGATTGAGGACTCAGACTAATGGAGATTATTGTAGGAGCACTATTCATTATGTGGTTTTTAGGAGCACTGCTAGGCGGTGCCACTGGCTGGACAAACGAATCTAAGAGATAGGGAAAAATCATGGGAGCAAGAATTAACTACGTATTTAAAGACTCAGACGCACATCCTGCAGTGGTCCTATACAGCCACTGGGGTGAGACAGAATGGCAACGGGACCTAGCAATGGCCCTGGAGCATTCAAAGCCTAGATGGTCAGATGACACATATGCCACTCGTATGATGATTAGTTATCTTATTCAAGATAGCATTCTAGAAGAAACAGGGTTTGGTATCTATGCCGTAGACCCTAAAGACCTTATGCTAGGAGACTTCACAGTCATCGTCGACCTACTGCACAAGACCGTGTATGAGGAGGGCTCAGATGTTAAAGTAAACTGGGCTTCATTCATCGCAGCCTATGCACCAAGTTTAGTTGAGCAAGTCTAGAGATTGGGTCCTCTAGATTAATAAGGTGGGAGGGGCTGGCGTGGGGCTTGCCCTTCCCCCTACTTTTTGATACAATGGATACAAGGGAGAACTATGCGTATTAGCAGACGAATTACAGAGGAAGAAAAAGTTGCCGTTAAGTTGGGCAACATGGTTTCAGACCTTCGTGTTGATTTGGAATTGGTGGGGGAATACCTAGCCAAATCCCAACCTTATGTCGTGTATAATCGTTTTCAGACAATAGCAGAGTCCGCAAAAGAAACTAAGGAAGGTACAAATTATGCTTACAACAACCTTTGAGAACAAGGCACTAATCTTAGGACAACTATGGATTAACTACAAGGGTGAGGACGAGTGGGTAGATTTCTTTGAGTACAACGATTTAGGTTTGCCACTTGCTTTCGCATTTGCGGAGGGGATTGTAAATCATACTCCAACACTAGAGCAATACATCAATGAGACATGGGCATTGTTTGTTGAAGGTTTGGACATGGAGGATACGGGGTTTGAAGACCTTGGGGATTTGTTAGAGGACGACTAGTCCTGCCCGAAAGGGCCCGAGAGGTACTTATCAAACCTTCAAACCTTATTACGAAGGGATCTAAAAACCCCTGAATCGGGACATTACGAACGACCAAACCGTAGCCCCCACAGAACATTACGATCCAAACCTTATTTCTCCCAAACCTTGTATCATATCAAACCAGGTTTGTCAAACCATGTTATAATAAATCTATGAGTCCTAGACATTTTGCAGACTATGCTAGAAATAACCCATCTGAGTATCAAGCATTCTCTGATAGTCTATGGAATGGGTTTGTTACTGTTACACATGCTGTAGGTTTGTCTAAGTTCTTTTCATTTACCCCCGATTTTTCTGCGGGATCAGATGAGCCTGAGTCTGGCCGCTTTTCAGAGGGCGAAATCCCAGGGGATAAAGAACTAAAATACACACAATTAACCCTATGGTAAATAACAAACCTTTTATCTAAAGTTTCTAGAAAAACCATATATCTTTTAATAAATAACATTACGATATTGGCAAATTTCTCCCTGGTTTTGGGAGATTTTTTTATGTGGTTTTAAGGTTTGACAAACCATTATATCTGTGGTATCATCCGAAATCGGGCTATGAGGTTTGAAGGTTTGGGGTTTGGGGTTTGTTATGAGGCCTCTAAACCCGCCAGGTATTACGAACGCCCTCTATAAAAGGGCTCTATACTCCACTATCCTCCACAATGCTCCACTTCTAGGGTGTCTAATAATATAATCAGTAACATTTATCTGTGGATAAACCTGTGGATAAGTTCATTTTTTATGCTAACCAACCTGTGGATAACTAACATCACAGCCTATGATAGAATAGACTTATGGACCATTTCATAGAAAGCCCTGACTACTCAATAGTCACACTTCCAAGGGTTGGCTCTAACTATCTTCAAGACAGAATCTTCCAGCACACTGGTATCTTCGTACAAAAATATCACAAGGTACAAGATAACAACATGATAACAATAGTCAGAGACCCTATAGAACTACTCACCTCAGAGTTGGCTATGGGGGTTTTCTATGACCCTGAAGGCAAGAAGATAAACGATAGACGAAAGCAACTCTGGGAGGTAGAACTCCAAAGAGACTACATGAAGTATCTTTCAGACAAAGACGACATGGATGTAATTGACGACTTCCACACGGTCATAGACTATAGAACCCTAATAGCCTTTCCATATGAAACCACTCAGGCCGTAGCCTCAATCATGGGTTTAGAGATAATCCAAAGAGACTACACAAACAGCAGACTCAGAAACTATGAAGAATACAAGCATATTCTATCTAGCAAAAAGGTCAAGGAGTATGACGATATTAAGGAACACCTACACACTATGGACCTATCACGCATGTACGAATTCTATAATAAAATGCTTGCCAAGTGTATAGACATTCCTGGAACGGTGAAACCATGATAAATGTACTATGCTTTAACTGTGGGGTTATGTATCAAACCACATATGGAAAAGACATTACGAAGCAGTGTCCAAAATGCCAGGGCAAATAAAGATTACGAACACTCTCGTATAGCCCTATTGACCATACGGATCAAACCTTTTCTAGTCACTTTAGATGCATCAAATGTCTCCGTATAGCCCCCTTGTGGCATATCTGCCTTATCTAGGAAGTGTCCGTATCTCTTACTAAGGGTATTTACTACTAGGGATTCTACGTCTCTTGCTTGATCCCGTTCGGAAAACCACCAATACTGGATCAATATCCAACCCTTGGTCCTATGGCTTGCAAACCTTCTACCTGACACATCTGATATCCCTATCTTGACAGCCTTATACACAGGGCTGTATAGTATATATAGTAGTGTCATATGTCTATTATACTTGACATCCCCCGCAATTTTTGAGATAATGGTTTGATGAAGAATTGCTTTGCTTGTAAGGTTGATAAACCATTAGATGAGTACCGTCCAAGCATCAACAAACCTAAAGGACGACCATACTGTTCTCCATGTAATGCTGCATATCAGGCTGCCTATCATAGAGCAAACCCAGAAAAAAGCAGAAAAAGCACTAAGAAATATGACAAAGCAAACAGAGATAAAAGAAGAGTTCATGAAGAAAAATATAAAAAATCAAATCCAGAAAAAGTAAGAGAGTGGTCAAGAAGGAAGAATAGAAAGCGTGAAGCCTTAAAGAAAAACAATGGACACTCGCCTTACTCTGAAAAGCAGGTTTTGGAAAAATATGGAACGTTGTGTCACATATGCAAAACCCCTATAGACCTGTCTGCTCCAAGACAAGCGGGAAAGTCTGGATGGGATAAGGCTCTTCATATAGATCATCTTATTCCTATCTCTAAGGGTGGTCCAGATACATTGGAAAATGTTAGGCCTTCTCATGGTAGATGTAATGTTATAAAGAATAATAGAGTTTAGTCTATTCCCGCAAATTTAGGATACTAACCAATAGTGCCCGTCTAGGGCATAGGAAGGTTCTTTACTTCTATTTTGCGCCGAACTTAAAGATGATATAATTAAAATATGCTACAAAAAGATGCGAACATAATAAACATGCTTCGCCTAGAAATGTACAGTACTGGCGTACTAAACAGGTATGGAATGCCTTTTGGTCCAGATATTATTATTGACCCTAAGACTAAGTACACCACAAATTCCCTTGGATTTCGCACACAAGAATTTGACGATAAGGCTCCAGACTTTGTTTTTGCTGGATGCTCTCATACCTGGGGCTGGGGTATTGATGAGTCTTTGATTTGGGGCAACCGTATTGCAAAAGCCAAAGGAATAGAAACACGAAACCTTGGAATTAGTAATGGCGCAATAACAACAATCATAGATAATCTAATTGCATACTTTGATAAATTTGGTAAGCCGAAGGTATTATTTTGTTTGTTTCCAAGTTTAGCACGTATGAATGTTTGGACAAACAGGAGCGTATTTGTTGGAAGGCATGGGTTCGACTCTGTAAGAGATACCGCTGTTCCAACACAAGGTAATTTGCCAAAGTATTCACAAAAACCACACAAGTTAGAAGAGGTTCTGACTTCAGAACTACCAACTTTGTTATCACTAAAATATATTTTAAATTTTGAGCAGTACTGCATGTCTAATAATATTGTTTTAAAGTATGCATTTTGGGATCCGATAGATGACCTCATGATGGATGGCCTACCGCATAACAAGAGTTATCAGGGGTACGTCAAGTCTGATTCCGCTTTATGGGTCAGAGATGGAATTGTTGAGGTATTTAATGGGTCTAAAGACTGTCATACACCGTCTAACGAACTAGAACAGTACGCATGGCTTCATGGGATGGATATAGAGTTGTCAAGTTTGCCTCACATCGGTGCCCATAGGCAAATTCACTATTATGAACTATTTCTTAATGAATATGATAAGATTTATTCATGAAATTTATCCTTTTTTATTTAGAAAGGCTTGTTCGGTCCTTACTAAAGAAAAATAAAAAGAAAAAAGACTACATATATTAGTCCGCCTGCTTATAAATACCGTCTCAGAAACGTATATGCTATAATCGTTTATATGGACTATACGGTTAATGGGGTTGGTGTCGGAAAAGACCCAAACAGCATTTCAAGAACAGATACATATAAAAATAACTTTGATAAGATTGGCAACTCAAAAGAAAACATAAAGGTTGCACATAACTTCATATCGCCAGAGGTTTGTGACCAACTCATAGCGTCCAAGGGAATTGCAAACAAACATCACGATGAGTTCTGGTCAGAAAGAATATTTACTAACGAAGATATAACAAAGATTGCTGGTACATTTAGAGATCAGATAAAAAACTTTATAGATGCAGAGTATGGCGTTACAGTTTCATCAAGCCCTCCCGCCATTTCAAGCAAGGTCCCAACCATAATATCCTGGCATCCAGGAGTTGACATGGGTCTGCATGTTGATGACCTAGGGGTAGATGAATATCACATTGCATCTTTAATATATCTAAACGATGACTTTGAGGGTGGTGAGATTTCGTTTCCTACTCACGGTATTTCTATTAAGCCTAGTAAGGGCGATCTAATTGTATTCCCTGGAAACTTAAACTATCCTCATAAAATAGAGCCAATCGTTTCTGGAAACAGATATACAGTGCCATTTTGGTTTAAGTACGAATAATGCACAAAAATATCATATGATATACTTGACATATGGTAGAAAATAACAAAGAGTTTACTGGTGCTGTAGATGGAGTTTACGTGGTAAGAAATGCAGTTGTTGGCAACCGCCCAGACATGATACCAAGAGAACAGAGTTATTTAGATTTTTTAAACAAGGTTGGCGACTCTACAGACAACATAAAAGTAATTCCTAATTTTATCGGTGAAGAAGAAATTAAAGACCTTATGTCTCAGGTAGAAGTAACAAATGTAACAAGTTTTGTTTCTCAAAAAGATAGCAAGGGTGAGCCAACAAACTGGATGCACACATACATGGGTCTGGCCGATAGGTTTAATATAATAGATAGAGTAACAAAAGAAATAAAAGATGCATACGGATTTGACAACATAAGAGCAAAAGAGCCAAACCTTCATGTTGTACGATGGGACGAAGGGTCTGCCTTAAAACTACATGTAGATGACCTTGGTTATGTTACGGATAACAATATAGCAACACTAATTTATCTTAACGATGACTACGAAGGCGGAGAGATTTCTTTTGAACAACATAATCTTTCAGTTAAGCCTAAGACTGGTACACTGCTTATATTCCCTGGAAATTTAAACTACGCACATGAAGTTAAAGAAGTTTTGTCTGGTAAAAGATATACAGCACCTATCTGGTTTACGATAGTTTAAGGTATAATTTAATAGTGACAACTAACTCAGAGGAAAATATGAAGAAAAGAAAACTTTTAGATGGATCGGAAGTTAATGATTACGATCATCCAATTGATTTAATTCTACATACAAAAGCACCTGGCAAGTGGAAGTTGATCGATCTTGAAACTGGACAAGAGTACCTTGGATCAGAAATATCTCATGACACATTTGCTGAACTTTTAAGAAGTAAAGTATCCTACTCTAAGATAGGATCTTGGTTTAAGACTAAAGGAAGAGTAAACAACAATGCAAAACAATAACAGACCAATAACCTTCCACTGGATGTGGAGAAGACACTGGCAAATAACTGATAGCATCGAGCACTTAGACCTTAACGGTATCATGCAGATGGCAAAAGAGTTGGATGGCGCAGGAGTAAAGTCTGTTCTACTTCCATATGGCCCAGGAGGTATTGATTTTTCACTAGTGATAAAAGAAGCACTAGAAGAAACAAATCAACTAATAATGACAATTGCTTTGCCAGGCTATGGTGTAAGTCCAGACTATGCTGCCAAGATTTGTGAAACACTAAATCGTTTTGCACCTGGAAGAATTGGGGTAAACCTTGTTGCTGGAAGATGGGGAGATGAAGGAAATGGCCCTTCAGAAAAGTTAGTGCTAGATCACTATATGCATGATTCATCACTTATTGATACTCTTGAAAAAAGAGTAGCAGTATCTTCAGTTTGGATGGATAATGTTATGGATCTAATGAAAACCCATCAGCATAAAACACACATGGCTGTTGTTGGTTCTTCAGATACTACAATTGAAATAGCAAACAAACATTGCGAATACATATACGTAGACGACAATTTAATTTATAAACAACAGTTTAATAAGATTGATCTTAGTCGTGTAAAGCCAATACTTATTATTGACCCACTTATTATTAATCATCCAGATGACGAAAAAAATGTTACATATGACAAAAATGCAGCACCAAGGAAGCAACACCACCATGTAAAAGGAACAATGACAGACGTTATTAAAAGAATAAGAGAACTGTCAGACCGATTTGGCATATATGACTTTATGATACATACTGATCAAGAAGATATTAGCAATTTACTAAAATTAGTAAAAGATTTTAACAATACAGAACTGCCTCAGCAAAATCAGCAAAACTTTAAGAATGTTGTTATCTCTGAACTAACAAAGGAAAACTTTACTAACATTGGAAACCGTCCTGATAACATAAAGGTGTTTAACAACTATCTTAGTAAAGAAG